CTGTTGAAGGTATTGTAGCAGCAAGAGACATCGCAGCAACTCGCTACATGGACGAAGTTAGTGCGATGCTTCAGAACATGAGGCTACCTGATGACCGCCATTGCTTCGATTGTAATAAGAACATGAAGTACGTAACAGCCCTGCCATGACAATAGCGGAGTTTCAACAAAAGTCACAGGCTATCACGGAGGCATGGAGTACCAACTTCATCCCTCTGTACCGTGCTGTCGAAGATTTGAAGGGGCTTATGTTCATTCGTATCTTCGGAACTGGAACAACGGGAGGGAGTAATTCAGCAGGGGATAAACTACCGACTGTTGGATATTCTAAGACTCCTATCTACGTATCGCCATCTTCTGTTAAGAACGCACCGTCATCATTCAAGAAAGGAAAGCGAGGCACACCAATTCAATCACTATACTTCCCTGAAGGATATGCTCAGTTAAAGAGTCAGACATCGGCAAATCTTCCGCTTCAGTTGACAGGTAGATTAATTTCAGGATTTCAGACCAGCGGAATAGAGAACAACGGGCTTGAGTCATCAATTACTATTATCTCATCTGAGGCTGGCAAAGTTGAAGGATTGGAAAACAAATACGGTGCTATCTTCGAGCCGACTAACGAAGAGATAAATGAGTTCGAAATATCGCTATCTGAGTTCATTACAGAGGCGTTTAATAAAGGTTTGCAATGAATCTACTATCTGAAGTTATAAGTCGCTTAAATCAACGGGTTGCAGTTGCTAATATCTTCGATAAGCAGTTCGGGCTATGTGAACTCAATGCCAACGGAAACGACAAGGCATGGATTCACTACATTGGTGACGGGCAGGGCGAGGTAGTAACCAACTTCGATGCGAAGCAGGGAACAATCTTCTGGGCAAAGCGAGGCAAGGTAAACATCAGCATCATTGACTCTCTCAAGGTGTCGGGCTGCAAGAAGATGTATCAGACAACCTTCCCTCTGACGGCTTACGCTGTTGTGAGAAAGTCACACCTACCATGCGACTCAGAAGATGCTCAGGATTGGATTGCTTCCCGTGTGTTCAAGCTGACATCAGGCATGGACTTCGGTTTCAAGGCTTCGATCGGGGTGATGTCTTACGAGGTGATTCCTAACGGCTACGCTAACGAGATTAAGTCACTCACTCAGAACTACGAGTGGGCTTGCGTAAGTATCGACATTGATGTTCAGATAGTAAGTAGTGCGGATGACGGGTGTTATGATACTTGCCAAACAGGTGAGATACCACTACCTCCGAACTACGAGCCGTGTACTCCTTGCCTTACCGAAGTAGCTGTTGACGGTGTAACAATTACCGGAAACGGAACGGTAGGCGACCCCCTTGTTGCTATCGGTGGCGGTGGTGGTGGTGGCATAACAACAGCGATTGCATTCTCAGCCGACCACCTTACAGCAACAGGCAACGGTTATGTGATTGGGAACACTGTGTGGTACAATGGGAATATCTACCGATGTATCGCAAACAACGATTCTATACTACCTACCAACGCAACGTACTGGACGAACCTTGGAGCAGGGCTTCAGACTATCGAAAGACCTACCGACTGGGATGCGACAAGTGGAAACAATCAAATACTTAACAAGCCATCAATACCTGCGGCTCAGGTTAATTCCGACTGGAACTCTGTTAGTGGTGTATCTGAGATTCTCAACAAGCCGACCATCACAACTCCTGTCAATGCTGACTGGAACTCTGTAAGTGGACTGAGTGAAATTCTCAACAAGCCAAGTATCCCTGCTGCTCAGATTCAATCTGATTGGAATCAGGCTAACAACGCAGCACTCGACTTCATTAAGAACAAGCCTGCTATTCCATCAGGTACTGTCACATCGGTATCGGCTACTGTTCCGGTTGCTTTGTCGGTTACAGTGACCGACCCAACCACCACACCATCTATTGCCATAACGGCTGCTGGCGTAGCTTCGCAGTACATCAGGGGAGATGGTCAACTCGCTACCCTACCAAGCAACGCAAGCGGTGGCTCTGCTGTCAGCTACTACCTTAACGGTGGTACTGCTGCATCGGTAGCCACCTACTTTCAAATGAGCCAAACGGCTGTTATTGGTACAGGGGTAGACTTTAACAAGGCAGGGAACGGGCTGATAAGCCAATGGCTAACAGATGCCAACGACCCGAACCGATTAGAGATACCAGCAGGAAATTGGAACTTCGAGATATTTATGTCTGCTGACTCAGTAGGAGGCACACCAAAATTCTACGTTGAGTTGTTGAAGTACAACGGTAGCACATTCACCACAATCGCTAATAGTTCATTAGTACCTGAGGCGATAACAGGGGGCACAATCATTGACCTTTACTTGACTTCTCTTGCCGTACCACAAACAACGCTACTTGTAACGGACAGGCTTGCATTAAGAGTGTACATTGTCAACTCAGTTCCAGGGCGTACAATCACAATGCACACGCAGGACAGCCATCTATGTCAGGTGATAACAAACTTCGCAGGTGGCATAGCAGCATTGAACGGGCTAACAGCCAACACGCAGTATCTCGCTGTTGGAGCAGCAGGAACAGACTTCGCTATCTCATCGGTGAGCGATACGCACACCTTCAACCTACCAACGGCATCGGCAACAAATCGAGGTGCTTTATCTTCTGCTAACTGGTCAACATTCAACGCAAAGCAGGATGCATTGTCAAGTGGGGTAAACATCAAGACCATCAACTCGACTTCGATACTCGGAAGTGGCAATCTTGCTACTCCATTTGAACTTGTGGTGGCTGCCTCTGATGAGTCAACGGCACTCACCACAGGAACGGCTAAGATAACATTCCGAATGCCGAGGGCGGTAACGCTGTCATCTGTCAGGGCATCACTCACAACAGCACAGGCGAGCGGTACTATCTTCACCGTTGACATTAACGAAGGAGGGGTATCTATTCTAAGCACCAAGCTAACCATCGACAACACAGAAAAAACAAGCACAACGGCTGTGACTGCTCCTGTTATCAGCGATGCCAACCTTGCCGATGATGCTGAGATGACTATCGATATTGACCAGATAGGGAACGGAAGTGCAACAGGATTGAAAGTAATGTTAATCGGTAACTACGCATGAGCTTTTTAGTTAATCCATATCGATATGCAGTAGCAGGATGTACTGATGCTGATGCTGTTGCTTTCTTGGCTGCTGCTGGCATCACAGATGCTACCATCACATCGGCTGTCTGTACACTTGTCACTACGATGAAAGCAGATGGAACATGGGCGAAGATGCAAGCTATCTATCCGATGGTAGGGGGAACAGCAACAACTCACAAGTTCAACCTTAAGAATCCAGCAGATACAAATGCTGCTTTCCGGCTTTCATTTGTTGGAGGATGGACTCATTCAGCTAACGGGGCATTGCCAAATGGTACTAATGCCTATGCTGACACATTTCTCGCACCGTCATCACGGTTATCACTTAACAGTCATTCTTTTGGGATTTATTCAAGAACAAATGATGTAAGTGGAACTAAAGTTTATGGAGTTATTTCAGGAGGATCTACGATTTTACATCACAATTTAACCGGAGCAAATTTTAACAGCGGAGTTGCAGCAAACGGAATTATTTATACTGCAAATCCATCAACTTCATTACTTATGGCTTCAAGAACTACCAATACTTTATTTTCCGCGTATAGGGCAGGCGTATTGTTAGGAACAAATACAGTTGCAGTTGCTTTAATTCCAAATATAAACTTTTTCCTTGGTGCGAGAAATCGTGGTGTTGCAGAATTTTATACAACGCATCAATTAGCATTTGCTTTTTTAAGTAGTGGATTAAACTCTACCGAAGCAGCATCACTTTATACTAATGTCCAAGCCTTTCAAACCACCTTATCTCGTCAAGTATGATACAAGTATATCAACTCACATACGAACAAGCACAGAGCCTTATTGGTGTTGAGTTCATGCCCGATAATTACTTTAACCCTATCGAAGACGCTGACGGCAACTATGTAATCAGCATTGAGGAAGCAGAACAGACATTAATCGAGTGGGTGAAATCGTTACCTTTGATTGAATACAAACCAATAATAATACCTGAACTATAATGGCTGGAAAGAAAGTCACCGAACTACCTGAACTTGCATCCGCTGAGTTGACCGATATTGTCTACATTGTAGATGTAAGCGACACCTCAGAATCGGCAGCAGGAACAAGCAAGCAGACCACCGTTGATGGCATCAGTAATCTAAGTTATAAGATTACAAGAACAGACATAGACGGAACTTCAGCTATGGAAGTTTTGGAAGGTGGCGGATTTATCAAAATCGGATCAACCGTAGTTGGATTTCAAGGTATTAGATATAATACCGACTTCTCTGCTAATTATGACCAAAAGTCATTAATCACAAGAGGTGATGCCCCTAAGATTGAATCGGGAATTATCGCACCAGCTTCGACTCCTTCTAAGATTGGTGATGTTTATGTTGACACGGCTGCTGAGATTCTATACTTCTCAAAAGGTATAGCATCAGCAGCCGATTGGATTCCTTCATCAGGGCTTCCATACTCATCATACACCGCTATTCTATCACAAGCAGGAGTAGCAGCACCAACGGCATCTATCTTAGCTAACAGCGTAGGTACGGTGACATTCGGATACACCACGGTCGGACAATACACAATAAACTCATCAGCATTATTTACATCAGGAAAGACAGCCATCTTCCTAACGATGGGAGGTAGCACGTATGATGATGCTTTCGCTATCGTAAAACGTGTATCAAGCAGCCAGTATCAGTTACTCGTTACCGCTGTCGGTGCTGGCTTTAATAACGTATGGAGTGACTTATCTATTGAAATCCGCGTCTACCCATGAGGATAGACAAGAAAGGCATTGACCTTATTAAGTCATTTGAGGGAATACGGCTCGGAGCGTACCTGTGCAGCGCAGGAGTAGCTACAATCGGCTACGGAAGCACCTACTACCCTGACAAGACCAATGTCAAGATGGGCGATAAGCTGAAAGATGCAGCGGAGGCAGAGGCATTGCTCGCCATCACGGTGCAATCATTTGAGAATAACGTCACAGCACTCGTTAATGGCACTCAGTTAACGACTAACCAGTTCAACGCTCTCGTTTCTTTTGCGTTCAATCTCGGAATGGCAGCACTCGCCAAGTCAACGTTATTGAAAAAGGTAAAAACTAACCCGAATGACCCTGCTATCACCATCGAGTTCATGAAGTGGGTGAATGCTGGAGGTGTGAAGCTGGAAGGACTTGTCAGAAGACGAAAGGCAGAGGCAGAGTTGTACTTCACGAAGTAACTTAAGAGTATTTTCAACGTAAAGGAGGCATGAAAACCCTCCTTTTTTTGTTGCTCTCGGTTACCGCATCCGCTCAATGTTCTACTGATCGGTTTACTCGTCCATATCTCGCCCTGCCATCGTTCTTCGGGCTGTATTTTGGTGGGCAATGCGTATCAGGAGCGATTAAAGACACGACTATCTGTGTGAAGGTAGCACGAACCAATCAGGGGCAGCTTGCTGCATTCAGCTATTCCTCACCAAGCGGGCAGCCAGCGTATGTTACGGCGGTGAAACAGTACAATAGTGCATGCATATTCATCGAGAATGGGACGCTGATTCCAGCAGGAAGCGACACCATCACCGTCTGCTACACGATTCAGGCAGCATTGATAGATAACTTCTGCCCTTACACCGTACTTGCTGGCGGTCTTGCTGTTCAGTGGTGCGGAATCTATGCCTACCACGCTGATGGGAGCATCAAGATTCGGTTTATGACATGCTCGAATGCAGGAACAAAGAAGTACGAAGTGATCACCTCAACGGATGCTCTCAACTGGACGGCATTAATTAACGTACTTCCGGAAGTTGAGACCAAATCAACCGAGAGCAATTACAACGTTTGCATTCCCTTCACCCGTGGTGGGATGAATTACTTCGCCATCAGGGAGCATGACGTAAACGGCGGTGTTCACGTTTCGGATATTGTCTACTGCGAAGTACCGTATCCTGTTAATCAGGGGCAGGGCTTTGATATTCTCGGTCGGTCGGTGGCTGATCCTAAGTTCATGTACTATGTTGGCTCTCATTAACGCTACCTTCGCCCCTATGAATGAAGACTACCCTCGCTGGTTACGTATACTGATTGCCATCGGCAAGAACTGGAAGGAGACGTTTGGGAGCGTGGCAATACTTGCTACCTTATATCTGTGGTACTTCGACCAGATAACGCAGGAGAAAGCAGTATTCGGGCTTATTCTGTTGGTTGCCGGAGGATTCATCAACAACACATTCGACTTCATCGGGCTGTTCCGGTACATCGGCAACTACAAGAAAGGAGGGAGCGATGCAGACGATGTATAGAGATACGGTGTATAACTCGAACGGTAGCTGGTTCACCTCCGATACCTTGGTACACATTCGCCAGTATAAGGAGGTGATAGCGCACGATCTCGTGAAGCTCAAGCCTACTCTCGACCCTGACGGAACTGGTATGCTATACTGGTACATCGGCATCAATGGTGATACTGTTGCACTTAGTCATGAATTAACTACCTTCGAGTACCAATTACCGAAGATGGAGACACCGATACGAGACTCAGATACGATACAGCCGAACGGAAGTAGTTATCCAGCAGCAACGGCGTTTGTAGTGCATTACCCGACTCACAAACAGGGAGCAACTACCTCAACAGACAGTGCCTTTCATGCTGCTATGTTCCCTGTGCTGGTGCTGATTACGGTAGCCTACCTATACCGGAGCATCTCAACGGGCAAATGGGCTTGTTTATTTCGTGATTTAATAGCATAGGGGCTGCTCCCTATGTTATATCTTGCGGAATAAAATGGCTACTCGTTACATCCTAACAAACTCTATTGATTTACTCTATATCGTAACTGATCAGTCAGGAGTGATAATGAGCAGCAACGACCTATTCAAGGAATACACCAGCCATATTCAACCATCCAAGGCAGCCGATGTAATGGCTGATGACACAGACAAGGATTCATTCATCGATTCAGTCAATAAGGCAAAGGGGTCAAAGCCTATACCTATTCGGTTCTACGCGAAGACCAAGCAGAAGTCAGGATCTCTGAAGTGGAATCTTTGGAACGTCTACTTCATTCTCGGCAGCCTACACTTTATCGGAGTGCCAATCATAGACGTTACCTCTATCACCTCCCACGAATACGAAAGGCAAAAAAAGTTACTTGAAGACTTCAGATTCATGCTTTCTCACGAACTTCGTCAGCCGTTGACTTCGGTCGCTGGGCTGGTCAAGTTAATGATTGAGAAGGACGCCCTGGAAGATGACGGTGCGAATGGCGAGTTATTGAACATGATACAGGAGAGCGTACAGAGGCTGGATGACTCTATCCACGCACTCGTAAATAAAGCAGCACGGGAACTATGAACGCACAGCTACTACCGAAGACCGAACAGGAAGCAGACGAGAGGCTAATTAACGTGGTGTGCAGCTACGTAGCGGAGCGAGGTATGCCGATTAAGATAGCCTACCAAGTGCTGAAGTGCAACCTGAAGGACAAATCCATGCTCGGTACTGGGCTGCTTAAACTTGCCAAGAAATGACAACCGAACGATTGATACTATCAGCCATCATAGGGCTGCTCCTGCTGATGCAGATAGGAACGTGCAACGAGAAGACGGCTCTCGAAGATGACTACCGACTACTCAATGAACAGGCAAGGCTAATCACCGTGCAGCACATGGAAGATTCATCTGCCCTGTATTCGATGCGAATCAATCAGACGGACGGTGACGTTATTGTCGATGAGATAATGAAGATGAGAAAACCTACAGAGGTGGTGAAGATTGTCACCCGTACAGTTATCAAGACGGTCATCAAGTTAGCCGATCCTGTACAGTTCGATTCAACCAACTACTTACGGCTGCCTCAGACGTTCAGTCAGTCAGATAAATGGATGAGTATAGACGGGGCGATTGACACCACAGGAACACTCAGGATTGACTCATTAGTAAGTACCGGAACATTCACCTATGCCCTGGGCGATTCTATCAGGGCTGGATTCTTTAACCGGTTATTTAAAGTATCCGATCCGGTGGTACGGCTGCACATTGACAACCCTGCGATTCAGCTAACCGGATTTAGCAACGTCTACGCAAGGAAGCAGCGTAAGTGGTGGCAGTCAACAGGGGCTAAAATAGGATTAGGAGTATTGGCTGGCGCAGTCGGTGTAACTTTAATTAAGTAATTATCAGGCAGTTAGAAAATAATGCAATCTTTTGTTTGTTAATGTTTGCAGAATCAAAATAAATGGCTTTACTTTGCCCTATCAATAATTAACCAATCACTAATTCACCCACAATGGCAAAACAATACCTTTCAGGTTACGACACATCGGTAACCGTAAAAATGAACGAGTGCGAAATAGAATGCACCGGATACTACGAGATGGGAGAAGACGATGACCGTGACACTCCCGGCACAGGATCAAGTTTCGAGATTGAGAAAATGGAACTTATCAAAGGTGACCTGATAGACTTCACGCTATCCAACCCCTGCATGATGGACATTGAAACACGGTGCATCGACATCATTGAGAATCTTTAATCATTCACTCTTTAATAATCCCAAACCATGGCAAAGCCTATCACTTACTTCAAGAATGTAGAAGGCACTAACTTCTACCACTACAACCACCTCACGGGCGAACTGCTCCACATCATCAACGATGGCTGCTACCGTGCTATCATCAGACGGTGCGACTCAGGAGCAGCTAACATAGTAAGAGTCTACCACCGCGAGTTAGAGTACGGTGTACCTTCCGAGGTGGCACTCTACTCAGAAGTCGAGATTGACGAATTTGTCAAGGCATTCGACAAGGTGCAGAACTCAGTAAACGACACCTCACACGCTGCCTTTGCTTCCTTTTAATTAGTAACCAATTCAATCTCAATCAATATGTCAACACCATCATTAACTGCCCCTGTTGGGGGTGAATCAAACTACACTAAGAGCATCGCACCGGAAGGGATGCACGTTGCTCGTATCTATCAGATCATCGACTTAGGTACAACCGAACAAGGCGGTAACTTTCCGGGCAAGAAACGGAAGGTTCAGATACTTCTCGAACTGCCTAACGAGTTAGCAATCTTCAACCCTGAGAAGGGCGAACAGCCGTACTACCTCCGCAAGGGCTACACGCTATCGATGAACAGCAAGGCGATACTCCGCAAGGACGTTGAGAGTTTACTCGGTAAGAAGATGACAGACGAGGATGCGGCGAAGTTCAACGTCTTCAGTCTACTGGGCGCACCTTGCATGGTTCAGGTGGTACACGCTATCAAAGGCGATAACACCTACGCTAACATCAACAACATCACACCGATGCCGAAGGGGATGACTTGCCCAGCACCGTTCAACCCTACGCTGGTGTTCAGCACACAGACACCTGACATGACTGTATTTGCTTCTATGCCACCCTTCGTTCAGGATAAGATCAAGGAGTCTGACGAGTTTATTGCTTACATGGCATCTCAGATGGAGAGCCACGGCGCACCAAGACCAGCACCGAAGGGAATAGCAAAGCCAAGTGAAGAAGATACGTCTAACGACCTTCCTTGGGAGTTGCCAAAAGAAGGGCTTCCGTTCTAATTTATCGGGAGGCTAACACCCTCCCTTTATTTTAATCTCAAATGTTTGCAGAATCAAATAATTAACCTTTACTTTGCCATTCACTAATTCACACACTCCACATGAAAGCAGAACTAACAATCAAAGTGACCGACCTATACGAGGTCATTAATCACCCGACACTTCTCAGAACGCAGCAGTTCATCGAGAATGCCCCTAAGAGCATCACAGACAAACTATCTTACGACATCACGGCTGAGAGTTTGAAGTTAGCAAGCGAGGCGATTAAAACAATCGAAACGGCACGTAAGTCTGCCACCTCTCCGCTTGATGCCTACAAGAAGCAAATCATGGATATCGAGAAAGAAGCAACAGCACCGCTCACCGAGTTCATCACAGAGCGTAAAGGAATGATGTTAGTCTATGCCTCCGAACTGGAACGCATCCAGCGAGAGGCGAACGAGAAAATCAAAGCAGAGGCAGCAGCAGCCATAGCAGCATCAGGAGCGGATACCATAGCCGATATGATGGGGCGATTCACAGACAAGCTGGTGAGCGTACAGACAGAGCAGCCGAAGAACATCAGAGTAACGACCAAGGCGAGAGTCATAGAAGGTACTCCCGTTCACATGGTAGACTGGTCAGCGGTGGTGTTCTGCCTGATAGCAGCAGAGAAGTTCGATGTTGAGGTACTACTCACCGGACTCGCTAAGGCGATGGCTGACACAGGAATCAAAGAGATAAAAGGAATCGAAGTATACCAACACAAAACACAAGTCATCCGATGAGAACGCCAATCGAATTACTCATCTTCCAGCTTCAGTACAGCTACAACCTCAATCCGAATCCATTCACGGCATCAGCGATTCAAGCTGCAACAGCTTTACTGCCTCATGAAAAGCAAGCAATTGAGAACGCATATCTAAGTGGTAAACTTTCGGGAGCATTACAGGAACCATACACGACTGAATCTGCTGGCAATTACTACACCGAAACATTTCAGAAGCCATGACAAGAGAAGACTTCATCTATTACCCTGCCTTATCGGCATCGAGAATAAAGAAACACTACACAGGAGACATCAGCTATGCTAAGTTTGCCCTCGCCAAGGGGGCAGACTTCCACGAGCAGATACTTGAGACAGAGCCGGAACAGATGAACGAGGAAGCAGCTAACGTACACCGCTGCATCATGGCTCACCCTATCGCTTCTCTTATCTTCACAGGCTCGATGCGAGAGGTGGCAGTAGTGTCAACGGTTGAGGTGCTTGGGCATCAGATACCAGCTAAGGCAATGCTCGACATTCATAACATGGGGCTAGGCATAATAGCCGACATCAAGACTACTTCAGCGAAGAGCATGGAAGCGTTTCAATCTGATATGATAAAGCACTACAACCACATTCAGGCTGCTTGGTTCGCCAAGGTGGCAGGAGTTGATCCGAGTAAGTTCTACTACATCGGAGTGCCAGCGAAAGCCAAGAGGTCAAACGCTACCGAAGATGACATCTTCCTATGTCGGCATTCAGACTACGACCTTCAGCAAGCTGGATTCCTGATAGAGAACTACATCAGAGAAGAGTGGGCAACGGTACGCAATCAACTGGGGAGGGTAAGAGCATGAGCCGTTGTACTTCAGTATCCCACCCATCCCACTACGGAGGAGAGGATAACGTCTACGAGGCGATTAAAGTGATTAACGCCCTTGATCTTAACTTCTGCCTCGGTAGCGTGGTTAAGTACGTCATACGCGCAGGAAAGAAGGATTACGAGACACGAATAAAAGATCTCCAGAAAGCAATACGATACTTACAGTTTGAAATTGATAAAGGATGAAAGCAAGTGAATTGAGGCTTGGTAATTTAACAAGCGCAGGAGTTGTAAATGAAATCCTTCAAGACTGTTTCTATGTTCACGATGGAGAAAGTAGTTTAAAAAGCGAGTGGTTTGACATCCAACCTATCCCCATCACAGAAGAATGGCTTTTGAAGTTTGGGTTTAAGCAAAATCTTGATAAATGGTTTGAGGTAAATTATTTTACAGATTGCACTTTATCAGCAGAGAAAATGGGAATATTAATTAATTTATGCTCTAATAGATGTGCAATTCTTGACACTGATACTGACCAGCAAAGTGCTATGACTGCAAATAGAATCTATTACATTCACCAGCTTCAAAACCTTTATTTCGCTCTGGCAGGCGAGGAACTAACAATCTCCAACTTATGACAACCCCAAACGAAAGCCAGCCGATGGTAGGTGCTGTTATAAGCCGTTTGTCAGATGAGCAAATTGAATTGGTAGCTAATATCTTTTCAAAAGGCAATGAACACCTGTTAGCCGATATGGAAGTAGAATGGCTACTAAGCCACGCTTTTCAATTAGGAGCAAAGTTTCATAGGGATTTTACAAATGGCTTATAACGGATGGGTATTGGCGAAGTTGCCGAACCGAAAGCTAAATTGAAAAACAAAAGTTAAAATTATGGACAAAAGTTTAATTGAAAAACAGAACGGCAATTTTGCCAATACCGTGTTAGGTGCAGTTGTGTTCTCAAATGTAAGAGAATCTAAACTGAAAAAATCTATGCGGAAAAGACAATGCTTCAAATGTGAAGGCAAGATTGAAAAAGGTGAAACTTATATGAACCATCAGTTTAGATATGACTATCGTATTATTACTGTGTCGTTCTGTAACAATTGCACCTAACTTGTTTATACCCGCAACAAACCTTCGCATACACAATTTAAAACCCAAAGAGAAATGAAGAACGAAACGAAGGTCACAGCAGTTGATTGGTTGGTTAACGAACTAAACCAAAAAATAGATTTTATTCCAATGGACAAATGGGATATGATTAGAGATATAGTTCACCAAGCCCTCGCAATGGAGAAGGAGCAGATAATTGATGCCTATTCAGCAGACAGATTCCCTTGCTCAGAAGAAGATGCCGAACAATACTACACCGAAACCTACGAGCCATGAGCGACAAGACACCAACAGCAGTAGAATGGCTGTTTCAGCAAAAAACAAAATATTACCAAATCATCAATGTAGATTTAGAACAAGCAAAAGAAATGGAGAAGCAACAAGCATTTGAATTTTGGCAAGGCGGTATAGCTTGCACCGAAGAAGGTGGTAAATCATTTGACCAATATTATACCGAAACCTATGGAAAGTAAACAAACAGCAGTAGAGTCCATGTATCTAATTATGTTTGAAAAACAAGGGAGAATAAGCCGTGAAGAATTTGACATAATTATGGATATGCAGAAGGAACAGATACTAATTGCTTACGATGAAGGATATGAAAGCGATAGATATAATCCAGAACAATACTACACCGAAACCTACAAGCCATGACAGAGTTAGCTAAGTATTACCATGAGCAGTACGAGACAGAGAAGATGCTATTCTACCGGGAGGCAGAGGTAAGGATGGAAATAGCGATAGGGCGATGGTGGGCGATGAATGGCGAGATGCCAGCCTGCATAATAGCCGCAGACCTCAAGGTCAATCTATCGAGTATGACGGAGCGCATCCAGTACGAGATCGGTAAGAAGGCAGGGATCAAGATACTCAACACCGCCATCCCTCTTGTCCTTGAGTCGACCATCAAAGAGTTAGAGAATAACTTCCACCGGATGTCTGCTATACCCTACACGACTGAATACTATCTGTACCTTGCTAACAATTCACGAGAAGAACTAATCGCCAACTACCATGCAGCACGAAGCCGAGATTTATAGAGTTATTGCTCGCTACATGAGCATCAAGTACCCGAAGGTAATTTTCCGGTTTGACTTTGCTGCCGGAATGTACATGAGCGTGTTCCAATCGAAGAACCACAAGGCCATGAATCCTATTAGGGGTTATCCTGACTTATTTATCGCAAAGCCGAATAAAGACTTCTCAGGGCTTTTCATCGAGATAAAGACAGAGAAGGGCAACCCGTTTAAGAAAGACGGTGAGTTGAAGGCTAACGAGCATACAGAGCGACAGGCTGAGATACTATCGGCACTTAACGAGGCTGGCTACTTAGCAGTCTTCGGAACAGGAACAGAAGAATGTTTGAGAATTATTGACGAATACCTAAACAACTGAACCAATGAAAAAAGCAATC